TGTTAAGTACCAATTTACTATCAGCTTGAAAATATTGTGGCGTACTATCATCAATCCTTGTTGTCGCACCTGTTTGAATCCATGATTTTTTATTATCAATAGTTAACATCAAGTCAAAACCTGCCATGCGAAATGCATTCATATATGTTTGCCCAGCATCAGTATCACCACTTACCTGAAAATAAAAACTATTAGTTTCTACGGGTGCAACAGGATAGCCATTTTTATCATATGGAAAACTATTTGACGGAAAATCTGCTCGTATTAATGGAACTGTATTGGGATTAATTTTGCCATCAACTGTATATACATATTCAGTAATATTAATAAACGGTTCGGGTATACCAATCATCAAAAACATTGCCTTAATTGCCTGACGAGTACCTTTTGATTTCCAAAAATAATTTGTATTGATTAAAATTCTTCTCCAAAGTTCAATATTTACTTCAGCAGGTAATAAATCAGTATTTAAATTTCTTTCTCCAGTATCAATATTTAAAACATTATTAACTAACTCTTCTTCATTAACCAAATTAAAATAATCCCAACCAAATGTCCTTGCAAGGTTCTGTATTAATTGATCCGGAATATTATTTACCTTATCATATGTTACGGTGTTAATATAAACAAGTGAATCAATAAATTCTCTTAATTTATCAAATTCCCAACCATAGATTCTTAATAATTTTGTCATCTTACCGTCTTGGGTAAGATCATAAGTTTTGATTGAAGCGGGTGTTAAAAATCTCGCAATTAAATCAGTTTTAATTTGATCATATTTTGCACCAATAGTTAATAGTATCTGTAAAAATCTTTGATATGCATTTGTATTGATATCAATATTATACCCATCGGTTGTATTCCATAAAATTTGCGTATTTGAATACGTTACACTACCATCATCAAGAAGTGTTGGGTCATTTATGTTGAAAATAAAACCATTTGTTCCATCTCTTTGTGACATCATGTATTGCTCATAATTGGAAATTATTGTGCGGAACTCATCAAAAATAACATTATTTGGTCTTATGTGAAAGTCGAAATAACCATAAGCAATTGTAGTAATATCATTACCATTAACATTAGTGGTAACACCCGTAATAAATGGAAATGGATTACCAAATACTTGTATAATTGAATATTTGTAATTTGGCAATGATGAATTATTTGTATTATAACCACTAAAACTAACTAATGAAAATGATTGATCGGGAAGATTTTTAGACCAAATCGCATATTTATCATATGATAGATTCAAGTTTTTGATTTCCATATCACTTGGCTTACTTAAATTACCCGCATTATAAACTAATCCAAATTTATTAACGGTACAACCAGTGGGAACATAAAATGTTGAAATATTTGTTGTATGATTATAGCTGAAATTTTTAAATGTCGGATTACCTGCCGGATTTACTTTTGAGTTCGCAAAAAGACTTGCAGGATAAGCTAAAATAATTTCCTGTACAGAAACCCTTAAAAATTCGTAAGATGAACCAAATCTAATAAATGTGTTGAGATTTGTTTTATCAAGATTTAAAATAGCATTTGTAGTCTTATCGAACAACACTCCTGATTGAACGGTGTTAACACCGAGTGTTTCTAAAGTAACTGGACGAACAAAACTGCTTAATGTGTTTGTATAATCGATTGGTACTCTACCACTAAAATTAGATGTAACAGCGAAACTACCAAATTGAAATATTGTTTCAGATGTTGTATGAGTGAAACTAATTCCATTTAAATTTTGATCGAGATTTGTATTTACAACTTTTACCTTTGCCACAATGTTTACATTTTACTATAAATACGATAAAAAGAAAAATCCCAATACATTATATTGAGATTATTTACGCTACCGCATCTGAACTAATATATTATAATCCATTCGTCACAGTATTAAACCCTTGCGAAGTATCTATATTGGTTCTGACCTCTTTAACTTCATATAATGGAATATCTGTCACGTCATCTTTTATTTCAAATAAATTGAATTGATTTGTAATGACCTTATTATTATCATAATATGTTAATATGCCCTGTTGAACGTCTTTTACTTGATTGCCTGCAAGAATATTTGCAAGAGTATTAATTGTGTTTTGCACTAATTCCACTTCAATTACTAATGGTGAAAAGAAAGTGTTTGATATTAATATTGTCTGTCCTGGATTACCAATAAACGGTAATACGTTTGGTTTTACATCAGATGAACTACTCGGAGTAAGTTGTAAAAATATCAGAGTACCACTGTCATCAAAACGATATCTGATTGCTTTTTGACTGGTATTACCAACATTTTCACTAATTGGGACTACTTTATTTGAAGTAACGACATACCTAACAACATTTCTTAATTTACTACCATTAGCATTAAGATATTCAATTCGATATCCCTGTAAAGCATTATTTACTTGTAGTGTTGATGGTATTGAATTCATATCAATCACAATTCCCTTAACACTTGGAAGTGATGATAATACACTACAATCTATGACCACACTTGGAACTACTTTAGGCTTGAGATAAATTGTATAGATTCCCAATTGATTAAATACTGTTGCAGGTAATAATAAATTATAGAGACCTTCCAATATATTAGCATTGGTATTCACGGCAACTAGTTGTTCATTAGTTGGCAAATAATTATATGTTAGGATTTCATTTGCGTTCAATGAATAAATACTAGGAGTAATTGTTTCCCTATTTGGTGTATAATTGTAGTAGACACTGATATCATTAATATCAACGTCTGACGGTTTTGTTATCCCATAATTGCCTACTGCCATTTTATGTGTTATTAACTATATTAAAAAAACTACCTGCAGCATATGTTGACAAATCAACAAGATTTTTTATGTATTCAAGCCTGTAATTTTTGTCAAATGCTGATAATTCTTGTCTGATTATAAATACATCGTCATAAATTTTTGGATTACTAATAATGTTTTCTTTGTTGGGACTTTGATATATTGGCAGATTAATAAAATTCGGATTATTATAGTCTCCATGCGCTATAAATCTGAATGTAGTTCCAGTAGTTCCGGTAAGCATATCGATATATCTTATGCCACCAAGAAAATAAGTATACTTATAATTTGTCGTCTGTGCTAAATCTACGCCATCAATAGTTAAATTACCACCTGTTACATATTTTTGTGCGGTAGTACCACTAACAACATATTTTCTAAGTTCTGTAAGTCTGCTCTGACTACTACCAGTAACAACAACTGATACATATGGTATTGTTGAACCTGTAATTATTCCTGTCGAATATCCTGTACCCAATCCACTTCCGGCAAGAGTTGTTCCACCAGTTATGACCCTTTCAAACTTTATTGTGTTTTGTTTTGTAATTGCACTTGTTGCACCAGATAGTTGAATATAATAAAAAGGACCGCTTACTTCATATGGATCAAAGAAACCAATATTCTGTGCATCTTGAACCAAATTTAATTTAATTTGATACGTAATACCCGTATTTGGAATTATAACCATACAAGTTCCAGTACAACCTGTCGTATGACCAGTTGTCATAATTCGGTATATCGTTTTCTTTATGAATTCCATTATAAAATCCCTATATATTAATACAACTAAACAACTGATTTACGAAGCGTAACCACTATATCCTTTTCGGGATATTTCACCTCAAACATCGAATTTGCTGTTGAATAAATAGTATTATTAATTATTTGGATTTCACCTGTTGTAGTATTAAGTATTTGCTGCGAAACCACATTATTTGAATAATTTCCACCAACCTTATTAAAAACTTTGATGCCAATTACGTTGACAACACCATTTGCATCGAGTATCTGTCTTTGCAATCTTGCAAGGAAAACATTTTCATCCATTTCATAATTATTAACATCCATGTAGTTTTTAACAATTGTAATAATGCTATTTGCAATAGCATTATCAGCAATATTCTGCACATACACGTCAATCTCAAAAGCTAGATTAAATATCTTGCCACTATTAATTTCAACATAGTCGTTCACCATTCTGAAATAAGATAGGTATTCAGCAATATTATTATTCATCATCGAAGTACTTGTATTGCTTAATTTTCCATTATTATCAAGACCTAAAGTTGAAATAACCACCTTATTATTTTCCTTAAATGCATTTGCTCGGAAAGGTGAACCAAATTTTCCCGGCATTTTATAAATCTGCAACAAATAATCAGTAAGACTTACATCTCTGCCCTGACTACTAAAATTATATTTAATTAATTCTCTAATTTGTTCATTACTTAGTCCATCATTACCGCCAATTGCAGGAATTGGATTGTTTACCTTCAGACTTCTTTGTACATTTTGATTAAAGTCTGAACGTGAACCATGTACTTGTAATGTATATCCACCAAGTTGTGTTAATACGTTTGCACCCAAATTTGAATTTGATCCCCCACCTGTTCTATACTGTACAAATAATGTATAATTTGCCTGTAATTTTTCACCTAATGCTGTGTTATTTAAGAAATTTTCAAGGAAATAACGATTGCTTACCCCTACCTTAAGAAAACCATCCCTAAATGCATTAACGTCTGCATCACCTGAACCAAAGGTTAATTTACAATATCCATTTGGTGTATACTCTTTTATAAATTTCTTTGTAACATCAATCCAACGTGCCGCCTTAATTCCGGTGTTCTGTGTAGTAACTGAACTACTAAAATTTTCCACAAATACCTGTTGTTGTGCAAGCCAATCCACCTCATAGTAATGACTAATTTTAACTCCATTTGAACCAATTATATTATCCATATTTGGATTGAAATCTCCAACTATTGGATTATTCGTATAATTTACTCCCGGCAATAAAATAACACCCTGTATCTCAATTACGCTTGGGTCAGGAAGTGTTAATGAGAAAAATGGTATGATATCATTGGTATTAATAATTCTTTTAAATATACTTGTACTACCATTGACAACTACTTCTCTTTTGGTAACATTATAACTAATAACATTACCATTAGAATTTAAATTAGGAATTATTGAACGATTAGGACCGCCTAAATTACTATATGGAGAATTCCAATTTATTGTATCTTGAGTTTCAAATATTTTACCACCACCAATTACTTGAGCACCTGGCAGAAGAATTGGATAGTAACTGGCATCGGGACTATCACCAAGTACAGGTACTATTACGGTAAAGTCTACTACCGTTACTGATGGTCTACGTGCAGGAATATTGAATCCCATATTCTTTGCAATGTTCAATAAAGATGACCTTAGTTGAGCATATTCAAGTTGGGTTTCTTGAAATGCCCTATCAGTGTTGATACTCAGGTTGTTAGCAACGCCAGCATTCAAATCAATTAATAAACTTCCCACCGAACTGTCTGTAAAATCAGACAGAATCTCATTATGCGCTTGGCGAATATATAAAATTAAATCCTGCCTTATTTCCGAGAAAGTCCTTGAATTATAGGATATTACGTTTGTTGTCAAGTTATTAGCCATTATAATATATTTTTTAAAATTTGTTCAATATTATTTATTTGGTCATATTTTATTCTTAGTAGGTCAATGTTATTATCTTTAGCAAAATTGTTTTTAATTTTATCATTATTTTGTCCAATTTTAAAATTATTTTCTCCGCCAAAAAATTTTATTGGCTTAAAGTGTTGTTGTCCATCATATTCAATTAAAAGACTTTTTTGGGGTAAATAAAAATCGAAGTGTAGTGGAAGTTTATTTTTGCAATTATTAAATGTTTTTTCTCTTACATACTTGATTTTATTTTCATCCAAATACTTTTTTATTCTTAATTCACCCTTACTCTCATAACATAATTTACATCCATACCCACTTAAATGGTCGCTTGGCGTTTGTTCAAATTTGCCATGAATTGGACAGATGATTTTGATTTTAGATTTACATCGAGTATAATTAGTTAAGGAATAATCATACCTATCTCCATGTATCTCTTTTGCACCAAAAATAAATTCTTCTGTTGTCTTATTTTTATTGTCACATTTAAAACAACCGCTACCCATTAAATGAC